TCATAACCAAACGCTCGTGCCTCTCTACGTAAACTTTCAGCTATAGCACTTCCACCAGGTATTGGAACTCTAAAATGTGATCCAACAAATGAAACAAATACTTTAACTTCAACTGTTGTTGAGGCTCCAGAAGCAGCTTGTAATTGATTCATCACATGTAAACGCACAGATCCCAATGAGTCATTATGTTGTAAATTGACCCATCCCTTATGAAATCTAAATGGTATCTCAAAATCAACTACAGTACCATTCGATGGGTCCAAGAAACAGTGTTGCATTTGAACAAGCTGTTCTAGTGCAAAGCCGGGATTATATTGTGAAGTTGGCAACATTAATGGTGCAAATGCTGCAACCAATCTCCCTTGATGGAATCGGGAAGCAACTAACTGAAAACGCACAACAATTTTATCACACCTCCACCAAATAAATCGGGCAAAAGGAGCAGATACTATAGCATTGTGTAGTAAATCCAAGGGCACATCTTGTGGACCTCCCAATATATTTGCGCCTACAACATCAGTAAGAGCCCATGGTTTAGTGAACGCTAAATTCTCTCTAACTAACATTTTCTGTAAATCCCAATCAGTCTCATTAAGATGGGCTTGGGCTCGCCGCATTGTTGATTTAATGTTACCACCAACAGCTCTTAATCTCAAAGTCTCCTGTTGCTCAGCTAAGTTAACGCCCATTCTCTCGGTAACTATCGGTGTAGAATCATCAATACCTGTATCTTTAGATTCATTAACTATCGCAGGTTTAGCACTCAAATCAGCTACTGGTTGTTCCGTAGTACCCAAATAACTCATATTCCCAGTGATGCCAGGGTGCATTGGCATATTTTCAGAAGCGTCATGAAATTCTTCACCACTCTCTCTTTGAACAAGATCGTCTTCACTACCAAAATCAACACTATTATTTGAATCATAATAAGAACTTTCATTATAGATAAAATGACTACGAAAGTAATCAAAATCACAATCCACAACAGCAGGCATCGATCTTCGACGCTCTGGTGGTGGATATGTACGAAATATTTTACAATCATCAGTAGTTTGAGTAGTCCAATAAGGTTGTATATTAAGCATCTCCTGTGTTTTTTTATAAGCAAGTTGTTGTAATGTCATTGGCGTATAATGATTATAATATATACTTGGCCTCGAAATAACTACTGTACTATAATTATTATCCAATTGCGGAAAATTAATTCCCATCTCCTTTTCAATTATGTCATATGAATCCATGTTAAGTTCCGAGTCATCACTCCACATTATAGTATTATCTTTTAGTGTTGTGATTACATCGCTCTCTATATTCTTATAAAAAGAATTTAGGTTAACTCCATAGTTCTGTGTATATGTAAAAGTCCCATAAGGATCGGCAATAAAGCCATATCCTCGAAATCCGGCATCCAATCCATGAAAATTTATTAATTTTAATTGAGGTAAATAATAGAGCATTCTTGATCTAATCTCTTTGAATTTTTCCTCCCCATAAAAATATAAATTTCTTAAAACATCATTACAATTAAATTCTGTAGCAACAGAATCACAATGACTTTTTCTAATCCAATTTGTTGTTTCAAGATTGGCAGACATTTCAAATAAAGGTACATAAATGCTATTCATAACACCGGTCTTACACTTAAGGAATGAGCATTCACGTATATCTCTCGATCTTAAGGGTTCGCCTTTATCAGATAATGTATATATTTGGTCATATTCAGCAAATAATTCAGCAATTTTTATACCATTAAAATCTTCTAAATAAGTATCAGCTACAACAAGCAAACTATCATCTCCAGCATACTTTTCACGAACATTGTTTCTAAAATAATATAAATCATTAAAAGGAGCTTTAACCAACATTATCCATGCAATCCTCATCAAGACAGCATTAACCAAGCTATTTAAAACAAAAGTTAAATACCATCCTGATGGCATACAACCAGGAATCTCATATAAATTAGAAACTAATTTGTCATCAAAGTTCCAAGTGACTCTTATCGTCGGAAATACTGCATGTATAAATAATATTCTCCTAATATCATTATCTTTATTTTCATAATAGGTATCAAATAGATCTAATAATTTCATTGCAATACCAGCTTTAAAATGACCATCCCAACTGGATTGGTCACCATCTATTCCTTGTCTACCAACTTCCGTTAAATATTTTATCATATGATTCCACTCAAGTGATCCTCTATTTAGCCCCAATGTTGAAAATGAATTCTCTCTAATTCTCTTGAAGAAAGTAGAAAAGGCTCCGAAATATTGTTTATTATACAAAAATCCTGTAAGCGAGCCTGCAAAGAAAATGCGTGTCTTACCCATTCTAACTTTTTCTATAGATCGCCTTTCATCTTTCAGAGTTGCAAGAAAAGGATCGCTCGGCACAATGTTATTGCTTATCAATTCTGACCATTTATCGTAATGATCTCTTGCTTCTTGATTCAAAGTAAAATCTCCTACCTCACCTTCAATAATCTTCGATTTAGGGCCTCTGGTACTTGACTTCAATGAAAATGGATATCCAGATGATGTTGTCATTTTTGCTGATTCAACTTGACCAGGAATCCCATTAAGACATTCATGTACTGTGTAAACTCTATTTGAATCTTCAATAGTAGTCATTGACATTAATTCTTCAGTCAATCCTCTCACAGCCATTTCAACAATGTCATTTGGAAATTGTTTTGTCGATAATGCATATTTACTCAAACCTATTTTCATCGGATCATGTGTTCGCGTCCGACGCAATAAAGCAGGTTCAGTGACATGTTCTTGTATACAATCGAATAAGTGTGATTCAATCAAATCTGTCTTGGATGGTAGAACAATATGTTTATCGCTACTCCCAAGGAACAAAGATTTGTTAAATCCTTTACCATCCTCTAAATTAACTTCTTCATATGGAAATTCATCAGACTTAGATATTAACGTCTTAGCTTCCATTCTACTCAAACATGAAATAATCTCCAATCTATTAACAATAACAGCATAAGATAATTCTCTATCAGAATGACTACCACTTTCATGAAGGCCAATCAATTTTAAATTACCTCCAATTTCAGCGAACAGTGGGTTCCCACAATCTCCTTGTTTATGATGAAAATAATATCTAAGATCACTATATGATGTAACAGGCCCTAACTTATCTGAATACCTAACTGTAACTCTACCTGTTTTTATTGGCACTTCATAGTTAAAAATCATATTATCAACTGTTCTTCTAGTTACAAATCCATTAGTATCTTTCAATAATGGACCATCAGCAATATACTTTGTAAGATCTGTGAATGGCGGAAATGATATAGGCATTTCTATCAAACACAAATCAGCATCAGGGATATCATGTGCTTTACAATCCTTCAAATCAACTTCATAATATTGTGCATCACATGCACGGTGTGTATAAAATCTAATTATATTAGAATTCCTTACGAAGTGACGAACAGTCATAACAACTCTTCCACGTATTCCTATCCCATTCACAAAAGCATTATTCTCATTAACAAGTAATAAATGATTTCTATTTACCTTGGCGATAATTCGCTCGTTTCTTAAATCACCCTCTTCAAGATTAACTAGCTCCCCATTTTCATGTTTTGCACGTGAAAAAGCCTTCATTGGCTGTATTTTACTTCTAGGAGTTGATATTTGTCCTGATTCTCTAAAACGTGTCATAGCATAATATATTGTTGTTAAAGATGTTAATGCGATACCAGCAATTAAAGCCCAACTAGTTATCTTCGCCAGTATGGGACAATTAATTTCCTCAGCAAATGCTTTAGTAGCTGCTACAATACCCAAAAATCCAGTCATCACTAATTGTGTTCCAAAGAAACCAAGCTCTCTTCTAGCTAAGTCGCCTTTTATAGGCAAAGCGCTC